TCCTGAAGCTCCAGAGGATTTTCAAAATTACCTTGCATAGGTATAATATATCTGTACTTTGGAGAGTTGAAATCCTGGCTCAGAGCCTTATCTTTGCCGTTTTTGTCTTTAACTAAATCTACACCAAAGAACATGAGATACAGAGCTTTGCGTAGATTGTTAAAGTTTACACCAAGATACCTTGATTGGTTTCCCATTGTCTGTTACCTCTTATCCTTACATAAAGCTGTAAACTCTCTATAAGCTGTGCTGTAGCCATAAACACTGGTTCTTCGCTCAAACCAGCTCTACGTCTTTTAGCTTTTGTTTCTTTTGTATTCTTATGCGGTACACATTCAAGCTGTAACTGTCCGCTTATCATACAGTTTACTATATCATTCTTGATTAAGGAAGCTAGTTCTTCGCCATAAGAGTTTTCCCAGGATTGCGCAAAACTCTCATATCTATTCAGCTTTGCTTTCATTCCTCTGTTGATTTTGTAACGTTTATCAAAATTACCACTCTTAGTTAAAACAGCACCTTCAAACTCTTCATTAGCATAATCCAAAAGCTCTGATTTTATAAGAGCAAGTTTAGCATCAACTTCAGGCTTAACTGTATGTGGATATACAGTGTCAAAATAATCATCTATGAAATATCTCCCACCATTAAAATGTTCACACAATATAAGGTATAGTCTTCTGAATGTGACATTCTTACCACCATAAGAACCAGCTGAAGTCTTAGGATTTCTTAATGTGTTAGGGAATGTATAAGTTATCTGCCAGTCAAAATCATCGGAAATATCAGGAAGAGAACTCTCTGCCTTACGTCTCCATTTTCCTCGTTCCTTATTTCTCTTATTACGCAGGTAATATTTTGCTATGTCATAGCGAGTAGGAAGTCTCATTCTATCGTCATTGATACCAGTAGGGTGATTTCCTTCCTCTCTATAGCTTTGTGTATCAAAATCATCAATTTCAACATCAAGAAGAGAAGCGTCTTTAGAATAATCATGTTTAATCATAGCTATTCTGTCCTAAATCAACGTCCTCAAAAGGTTCTTGTACATCTGTATTACCAACAACACTTTCAAGCACATAACAGTTAAATCCACCTTCAAAAAGCCAGTCAGCTGGATTGATTATTCTGTAAAGTTCATCTTCTTTCTGTATGAAGTAATCTCCTACTTTAAGCTTTTCTCTCGTCCAGAAAGTAGGAAGGTTTACATCAGCAAGGGTCTCGTTCTCTCTTCTGAGTTCACCTCGCTTCATATACTGGAAAACACCTCGTACTTTAACAACATTGTCTCTTTTTGAGTACGAAGCACTTACCTGGGGCGACATGTGGAAATATTCAAACATTCTGAACTGTTCTGGAAAGAAAGCCAGCATATCTCCATAAATTGCCAAAATAACCCCCTAGAATCCTTCAGATTCATCTACTGCTTCAAGCGGAACAGCTTCAGTTTCCTTAGTTTTATTTTCCGCTTTCTTTTCTTTTTTATCCTTCTTAGGCTTTGAAGCTGTCAAAGTTTCCTTGACAACTGGTTTTTTAATAACTTTACCGTTCTGGAAGAAAACTCTTTCAGAATAAATAACAGCCTTACCTTCTTCTGAAAGTTTCTGTACTGTTCTTTCAAGAAACTTTGTAACAGTATAGCAGACACAAGGAATATATGTCTTGCCAGCTATCTTTATTTCTCTTTTAACACTAAAAAACATAATCAACTCCCGTGACTAAAGAAAAGGTTAATCTTTCCTGAAGTCTTAATCATAAAATATGCTTTAGCACCGTAGGTGTTACTTTTCAAAGACTGAAGTAAGTCAGCGTTATTTACAGCTCCAGCTGTAGAAGCCGTATCACCGAACATAATCTTGACCCCACCTATCTGCTTAGACTTCAAAGGTATACCTCCAGTGCTTACAACACCAAGAGATAAATCAGGGAACAAGTCAGTTATATACCAGGCTACGAGTAGACCATAACATAACTGAGTTTTTGTTTCGTACTCTTTCCTATCCATGTGAGACCATAAATCACCAACACCATAGAAAAGAGTATAAACATCGGCTATACAAGTATCGAGAAAATCATTTTTATCTTCAGCCAGTAAATCAGGAAAGCTCTGTCCATAGCGTGTACGAAACCAAACTCTGTCGATTACTGGTGGTCTTCCCTTAGTTGTAACTACCATTATTAGAAGCCTTCGGTTTCATCTTTTTTATCTTCTTTTGCCTTTCCAGCGTCAGCCTTTTCAGTATCTTTTGTCAAAGATTCAAGCTTAGCTTTAAGATCATTGATTTCTTTGTCCTTATCGTCAAGCTGTTTCTTTACATCTGCTGGAGTTGACTTTTTCTTTGCTTTTTCAAGTTCTTCTTCAAGCTTTTTGTTTGCTTCTTCGAGTTCTTTTACCTTTGTTTCAGCAGTTTCAACCTTTGTAATATCTGTAAGTTCAAACTCTTTTGTTTCAAAAAGCTTATTAAATCTTTTAAGCTCACAGAGCTTTGCATAGTCTTCATCGTCTACTGCTGTAATTCCTGTAGTAGCGATATTTCCTGTGTCCTGGAATACACGTTTTCTGTCGAAAACGATTTTCACGTTTCTATTGTCTTTTACAATTTCAAATGCAAGAGCATATCTACCATTGTTCTGGATATATTTCATAATAATTACCTCTTTTCCTAGTATAAGATATAACCCTCTGGCTGTAAAGTCAGAGGGTTTACAGCAAAATTATCTATTATGATTCAGCGTAACCAAATCCAGTGATTACCTTTACTGTTCCTTCAACTGGAGCAATTACACCACCAATACGTTTGTACATTGTGTACAAGATACCTGTTCTCTGCCAGAGAGCTGGAACTACGTAGCTCTTCAAAAGCTCAGGGTGGATAACAAGGGAATCCTGAGTACCCATAGCGTCTTCAATTGAAGGCACTGTAATGAACATATAGTCATAATGGTTAGGGTTAAATGGATTCTGTTCACCACTTGTAACAGAAGGGTTAAGCATTGTATCAGATACAATTTCATACTCAACTGAAACAAGACCACCATTAAGCTCATTGCGTATATTGAAGTTATCTTTGATAATCTGCAATGGTGAAGAAGGATTGTATACATCAGAGTAAACAGTCTGTGTGAGAGCCTGGAATACATACTCAGATACATTTACACGTACTTTACGAGCCATGTAATGGTTTTCACGCAGGAAGTCACCGATTACCTTCTGCATTGCACGTACAATATCAGAACCACGTGTTGCAGAAGTGGTTGATGTAAAGATGTCATACAATGGTGTTCCAGAATAAACTTCAACGTTTGCTACGTCAGCAAGACCGTCAATACCAGCTTCGTCTGAACCGTAGTAGATAAGAGCGTCTTGCATACGATCCAAAACCATCATCGCATATTTTTCTCTGTCAGCCTTAATCTGTCCAGTAACAAAGTTTCCAGCCTGTTTAGCCTTAATATCTTCCATTGTGTCAGATTCATAATCAACTGAGATATTGAATACCTCGTCAACGATCTGGGAAGCTTCGTTTGTAACTGGGTTAGAGTTGTTCTGCTTGAAGTTTCCACGTGCTGTATTAGACAGCTTTCCGTAGCCTTCAAAGCTTTCTTTGAACAATCCGATTACGTCAGCCCATGGGTTGTTGAAAGATTCAACAGAAACCAGGTTCTTCGCATGGCTTGTTGCGAATGGCTGTTTGATAATCTTTGTGAGCCAGCCAATATTCCACATAGGAATAGAAGTCTGTTCCAAAAGACTGTCTTTGTTAGCACCAATGATAACACTGTCTTTCTGCGGAGCACGTGCAGAGATAACATACTGTCTTGTAGCTGGATCAAATCCCATAATTGGTTCAAGAGAATCCTGAACTTTCTTGTGAGCGTCAGCTTCAGACATACCTGACTTCATCAAAGAATCCATTTGTGTATCAATGTATTTCTTTGTTGCGTCAGAGATTTCACCATAGCGGATAGCTTTCTGTGGGTTTACTCCAAGAGGAAGTGCTTCTTTAGCACATACCTTTGAATCACATGCAATTCCAATACCAGCACTGCGAATATCACCAGAGATATGGTTTTTGTCGATATTGATAGACTGTATATGTCTTGAGATTGCTGGGAAACGACTCAAGATGTCATTTTCCATAGCTGTTTTAAGCTTTGTATAGCTTACTTTCTTTGCCTGTCCTAACATTCTTGTCTCCTTTTGTTAAGCATAGATAGCTGGTGATACGAAAACTGTAACAGTTTTATCGTCAGGGTTCATAGCAACGATTTTTCCAACAAGAACGTCTGAATCAGATACTTTGTCAGAAGAAGTCTGAGCAAAATAAACAGCACCATTACTTGCTGAAACCATAAGAACGTAGCCGAGGTCTACGTTGTCGAATACACTCTTCTTGTCACCAAGAGCTGAGTGAGAAGCTGTTGTTACAACATAAGCTTCCTTGTATTCAATGTAGCCTTCCTTAGCAAGAAGACCTTTCTGGAAGTCAGCAACTTCATCATTGATTGCTGGATAACCAGAAGCAATTCCAGGTTCACGAACAACAATACCAGCAAACTTTGGTACAGCACTGTCTACCGTTGGAGCACCAGCATAAGCCTTGTTGTTCTTCTGGTGAGCGTCATAGAATACACCGTCACCAAACTTTACTTTACCAGCACTTGTTCCGTCTGGAGAAAGAAGTGCTGAGTAACCGATTGTGTAAGAGTTCTCATGGAGTTTGAGCAACATACCATTGTTGGTATATGTTCCCTTCCAGATAGCTCCATTGTGCATAGACAATGTTTTACCATTCTGTGTCATATTTTTCTCCTATATTATTCCAGGAATGAAGTGTAATCACGTGTTACACCAGCATTACCCTTATTTGCTGAATCAAGTTCACTTCCTTCAACTGAAGGTTTTGTGTCTTCTTTGATACCAAGACATTTCTTAACAGCTTTCATAACCATTGGTTCAAGCTGGCTGTCAAGTACTGCCAGAATATCATCCTTAGTTGCGAAAGGAACAGAATCCTTGTTACAACCGTCCTTGTTTTTGTTACCTTCGTCTTCACCTTCTTTAGGCTTATCCTTAGAATCCTTTTCTTCGCCTTCTTTAGGCTTGTCTGTGGAATCCTTTTCATCACCTTCAGTCTTTTCAGAATCATTTACAGCTGGTTCTGTCTTTTCTTCAGGTTTCTTTCCAAGCTTTGCAAAAGCCTTAGCAATTTCACCCAGACTGTCGCTGTGAATATCAATCCACATACTGTCGAGTGTAGCTGTAAGCTCTTCTTCGTTCTCCAAAGCCATTTTCTTGTTGTCAAAGCAGTCTTTAACAACTTCCACAAGTTTTGTTTTGGCTTCACAGTCTTTCAAAACAGACATGGAATCCAAAACGCCCTTCATTTCGCCAGCAAGCTCTTCTTCAGTAGTTCCCTTGCTGTTCTTGACAGCTTCAAGGACTTCCTTACCGAATGAAGAAGGAGCAGAATCATTTACAGCTTTCTGCTTTTTACTAGCGATCCATGCAAAAATGCCTGTACGCATAGGTCTTAAACCTCCTATAATACTATCAATAACAGCAACACTTGAACCGCCACGACCAGCTCTTGTAATTGCTAAATGATTCACTTCAGTAATTTCATCAAGGATTAAATCATAACCAACTTCTTCTGGATTGTCTACAAAATGCTTCTTACAAGTATAACCTACAGATACCTCTTTATTATCAAGATAATAGTTATACAAATCGTCTGTATAGAATGTTATATTTGATTTAAGTCCAATCTCACCCTCTGCTTCTCCGTCCAGTGCGACAACTGTAACTTCCTTATCAAGTGTTCCACCAGCAAGCTCTTTCCAGTTCTTTGATGTAATCCATTCTGATGGATGCTCACAGCACACAGGCAGTGACTTGAAGAGGTCTTTTGCTCGTACGATGACATTAGCTGGTCTGTATTCCTTGTACCACTCTTTTTCCACAGGAGGCTTGTTGTCATCGGATATGAAAGAGGACAGCTCTGACTTATGATAGAGCTGAATACCTGAGCGACATAAGATTACATCTTTTTGAGTAATAAAAGGTGTGACTTCCGAATCACTTATCTTCATACTTATACCTATTCTAATACCTATTCTAATACCTATCTCACTTTATGTCAAATTAGTACTAAACACTCTTATTCATAGACTTAGCTAATTTCTCACTTCGCTTAGTACTACCAACACGAGTCTTCTCATGTTGACGTTGTTCTAGCCTAGAATAAGACTTTTCCTCTTTTTCACTTACAGCTTTTTCTCTCTGCTCTTCAGCTGGAGACTTTCCACGAGTTTTCTTGTCCTCTTCAGTCTCTTTATGTTCTCCGCCTTTAACAACGTTAGCTTCAACTTTCTGTGCTTTAACAGATTCTTCAGTAGCCTTAATCTGAGCTTCTGTCTGTTCAATGTCCTTCTGCTTCTGTTCAAGCTCAAGGTCAATACGCTTTTCATCTTGCTTGTCGCCTTTGTTTTGAATTGTCCTGAGCTTATCCAGGATTTCAGCATTTGTTCTCATGTCTGAAGAAACATTCTTATCAGCCATTTCAACAGCAATATCAATAGGAAGACGTGCTGAAACAAGATTGAATACTGTTTCTGAATGGAACTTACCAATCTGTGCACGTTCCAAGGCATTGGCAATAACTGGCTGGTCAAAATGTATCTGTGTATACGGGAGAGCTTCAAGTACGTCTTTATCCGTTCCAAGTGCATCAATAACCATAATCTTTGCAAGCTGTTTGAACTGACATTCCAGGTCTTTATGAATCATCTGTACTGATTCATTCTGCTTGAAAAGATTACCCTGTGTATCATCACCTGAAGAGAAGTTACCCTTTTCAGAAGAGAACAACAATGGCTCAGGAAGAACTGCATCTGAAGCCAAATCCTGACGGAGCAAACGTATAAGTTCTGGAACTTGTCCAAAGTTCCTGTTAATTGACTTAATATCTCCCAGAACGTCCATGGTAACAGGATTGTCTGGAGAAGCCTCACGTGTACGTATTGTGTTAGCTTCAATCAATCCGTCCAATGCGTTTGAACCTTCTGTAGCAAGTACACCGTCAACATTTACAGTACGTGCAAGAATAGACATCTGCTGTATCATCAAAGGTAAGCTCTGTACTGCTACCTTATAGTTCATACCTGACTGCAAGTAACCACACAAGTCTGATATACCCCATCCCTGGTTCAACACCTGACCCCAGTAGCCAGCCTGTTTAGCTGTTACTACACGTGCACAGCGTCCATGGTAAACATCTGAACCAAGGAACGGAATTGTGTATACATCAGGTCGGAGGAAGTCTTTCTGTGTAGGGTTATAAGGCGGAATAATAAATGTATTCCAGCGGTCAAGCTGTACAAAATAATCAATACAATCTTTTCCAAGTACTCCCAGCTTCAAAAGAGCATTAAGAGTTAATGCTGTAGTTACAGGGGTATCTTTTTTGAACAAAGGAAATGTTAAAGCACCGCCATAAACGAGTGAAGTCAAAGTTGATTCAGCAAGAATATTCTTAAAGTTGTGAACTTCCATTTTTTCTTTAACTAAATCAATCTGCTTCTGTGTTAAATGATTATTCTCAAGATTACAACCGTTTAAGAGTATAGATTTTGATTTTTTATTGATAATTGTCTCAAAAATACCTTTCTGAGAGTATAAACTGTTTGCTTCCCACGGAGAAATATAAATATTAGGCAAAGAAAGATTAGCTCTTGAGGGATCTGCCAGATTATTGATATTCCACCTTCCGTTTACAATAGAGTCTCTTATTCCCTGTGGAGACTGTGCCTTTTTTCTGATTTCTTCTGCTGTCATAGGCTTATTAGACTGTAAACAGTCCATAATTATACCTATGTTCTGATTAGCTCTGTCAGATACAGACTTTACAGAATCAAGCTGAATCCCTGACTTTCTGGCTGTAGCTTCTGTATCTTCCTTTACAGCTTTTTCTACCAAAGCCTGTGCTTCTTCCAGCATAGACATCGGCATACCCTTGAAGCGTACTGAATCTGTAACCACAACTTTACCATTCTGGTAATGCTTCACTGACATGTTTGAGCCATTCAAGATTTTTCTTAATTCTTTGTAGTCTAC